CCTGCCCAGAAGCCGTGTAAATAATCCCCGCTAGGGCGTTCAGAGTACCAGTAGCCACGACATCCGCGTGGGCATCGAACGAGAACCCAGCGTTTGCGGTTAGGAACCCCTCTGCCGTTATAGAACCGTCTACAAGGCGAAGTCTTACCGCGTCTGATACTAGGTTGCCAGAGGCGTTTATAGCCCCTACAACGTCCCGTAAACGCGCCGCAAGCGCACTTACCGAACCTACCGCAGAGACGCTACCTGCTACGCTTACAGTCCTGCTTGCAGATGCGCTTACCTGACCGTTTGCAGTAACGCTACCAGCCACAAGCCTTGTGCGTTGCACAGAAGCAACAACCTCGCCAGCAGAGGTAATAATTGCCCCAACTAGGAGTACACGGCTTCCGTTCGCAGTTACCGTTCCCGCACCATTAACCGCACCCTGAATCGTACACAATCTCGTACCGTCTGCCGAGACCTGCCCGTTGGCCGTAATTAGGGCTTGTGCGGTCTCAAAGAACTGAGGTATAGCGTTTACAGTACCCACGCCCGTGATGTTCTGGGGCGCGTAGATTAGGCAGATTTCTGTGTCGGCAGAAGTCCAGATTGGGCTATCTAGCGAGAACGCTAGTGCGTCAATGCTAGTGCTAAAGTAGTCTAGTTCTTCTAGCGTGTACGGGCCTTGAATCCCGCAATCCATCCAGTTCGAGTCTAGCGAGAATGGTAATGAATCAAGACTCCCGAAGCGGTCTAGTTCTTCAAGGGTCAGTAATGCCATTTAGTCCAGCGTAACGGTCAGGTTGCCAGAGGTAATCTTGAGAATGTCGCCCGTGTCGATTGTCTTAGCAGTCGTCAAGGCTGTGTGCATAAGCAAATTGCCGCTAGTAATAGCGTCCAAAATACCTATGAACCCAACAGAACCCCACGAAGCCGTACATTGCGGGAATGTAACGTCTGCGCTAGAGGTAACGATTCCGTTGGAAGCCGTGGTCACGGACAGGGTTTGGCGGGCATAGGAGCCACCAGTTACTTCCGTACCAGAGTTCGTGTCCGTAGGATTGGACGTATAAAGCCCAACGTACACCGTCGTGGGTGAAGTGTAAGATGTGTTGCGGAGAACGTGGTCTAGGACTTTGTTCTCTAAATAATCGCTAAATTCTGCCATTTTATTACCTCGTTGTAACGGTCATAACTAAGGGAACACCAGAAAACTCACTCTCCTCGTCGGAGGTGTTGATTCGTGCAATTGCTTGGTTGTAGAGGCTTGACCACGTTTGTGTACGCGGGTCGTTCATAAGGTACGGCTCTGCCTCTAGGAGCGAGGCGTAGAGCAGCGCGTCTGGGTAGTTAGCCAAGAACTCGTTGCTAGTATTGCCTGACGACAGAACCACGGGCTTGAAGTAGTAAAGCATCTGCAAGACGTAGGCGCTGTCAGGCTTTGGCGCGAACTCTAGCTCGTTGCTACGCATTGTGTAGAACACCGGCAACCCAATCTGGTCTGCGCGGGAGTTGCTAGAGAAAATACTTGGCGAGACGTAAGAAACTACCGTTCTCGGCAAGCCTTGGATAAACACATCACGGATGGACAGAAAGTCGCTTGGCAGTCCTACCGTCGGGTCGCCTACGGTCATACTTGCCGTAGCGGTCTTGAGCATCCTGCGGGTACGAATGTCGCGGGATAGGCGCAACTCCGCTAGGGAGATAAAGTCAGGAATCTGGCTGGTGAGGTCACTCCGTCCGAGGTAGTTGGCTACCGATGTCTGGAGGTCGCTGAAATTCGCTAGGGCCATTGTAGTCGTTCCATGAATAAGTGTAAGACCCAACGTGTCCAATTGCGTTGGACAGGTGGTGGTCTAAATAAGTATCGAATCCTGCGTCCTTTGCCTTGATGCAGAAGTACACATCCTCGCCTAGCAACTTGTCGCCAGGTATCTTCTCGAACCAGAACCAAGGTCTCGGCGTGTTCTCAAACACCTCCCGCTTGACCATCATCACCCCGCAACCAATCGCGGTCACACACTCTAGGTGGGTCTTGTCTTTAGAGACGATTGGAATCCAATGATTCTCTTTCTTCTCAAAGTCTATCTCTAGGTTCTTTGCCGTAGGTCTTACCGGCGAGGTTCTCGTTGTAGCGTTCACCCCAACGATGGGCTTGTCGTGCGCGAGCAGTACTTCTATCGTGTTCTTTGGAAACCGCATATCTGCGTCAATCCACAGAATGTAGTCCGCACCCTCTTTCAGGGCTTCGGCTGCCAGCTTCTCTCGCTGGTCAAATATCAGGGTTCCCGCTACCGTGTACACCGCCTGGTGTCCAGTACGGTTTCGTGCGTCGTAGGCACACATCACCGCCAAGTCAAACGCCGTTCCTATCTCCATCTCTCCACGAGAAGGGATACAAATGGCGACTTTCTTATCTTCCCACGGTGCTTTTTGCTGCTTTTGTTTAATCTTGTCGTGAACCTTGCCCACTAAATCCTCCCCGGTCTCGTCCGTAAAAAACGGTTCTCCGGGTCGTTCAGAAAGGCTTTCATTCGTTTCTGGTCTACCACCGCGAACCCCCTCATAATCCCCTTTACATTCAGGTCTGCAATGACCGAATTGGGAATCTCCGCTACCCGCGCACCATCACCCCAGCGTGCGCGTTGGTCTATCTGGTTATAAGAAGCCTTGTTGGCCTCTAGGATTGGTGCGACGTTTTGTTCGTCCCTGATGACAAGCCCGCCATCTCCGTCCGCAAACCAAGTACGCTTTCCCTCTATCGTTACTTCTTCGCCCAGTTTTTGCATATCTAATCCCGTAAAACCGACGGTGGGAATACCCCACCGCCGATTCTATCACAAGTTACGCTGCTTTGATGTCAAAGATACCGCCGTGTGCTTTCTCGTTACGAACTTCGAGGGTCAGTTCGGCAAGAATCTGAGTTTTGTCAGAGTCGCCGGTACGGGCCAAGTCGTTCGTTTGGAAAGGACGGAGGTAAGCCAGAGCTGCATACTCGGAGTCAAGCATCAGGGCATCGGTTGAGCGCATAAAGCGGTCAGGAACGATGCTGATGAGGCCGAAGTCCGAGAGGTATGCGCCAGCGGCGGCAACGATAGTCGTTGGCTCTGCGCCGGTAACGTAACGCTGCTCTGCAACACCAGTAAAGCCAGACACAGTTGCCTTCAGTCCGGGAGGAACAACCAACATCTTTGGTGTGCCGCCTTCTGTGAAGATTTCCTGTGCTACTTCTTTGAGCATGGACTCAAGGAAGGTACGGGTCGTGGTGTCGGAACGGATGTCCGAGCCGTCGCCTGTCGGGTTTGTACCAGCCGAACCCTTAGATACGTTGCTGGTGATGTAAGAAAGGAGCGAGCCTAACTTACGAGCACCAGAGGTAGCCGTACCGTTGGTCTTGGCTTGGTTGGCTGTGATGATGGTCTCAATGTCACGCTTGATTTCGGAAGATGCTTTAGCCAACTGGTAAGCCTTCTCAGACTTACGACCGGCCTTGTCTACTGCCTCGAGCGTGCCCGAAACCTGAACGGTCTTGCCAACGATTTGCGTGAAGTTGCCAACACGGGTCGTGGGCGAGAGCGAAGAAGCTGCTGCGTCGTCACCTTCAATCAGGGCGTTAGCCGTGGTTGCGGCGGCAAGAGCATCAGTCTGCCACTCGTGGTTGGTCTGGGTTGCTTTAGCCTGTCCGATGGACGACATGATGGGCGTGTCGGTGGGGCTGATTGAGTAAATAACATTTGCTAAGTCCTCGCGTACACCAATCGAGGTGTAGCGCAGGTAGGTATTTGATGGGACTGCCATGATTTATTCCTTTATAAGAATCGTTCAAAGAGTTTAGCCGCGTCTCTAGGGCGACCAGTTTGTTTAAGTTGCTTGGTCAATTTCTTGACCATCTCTCCGTCCTTATCAAGGCGCTGAGAGCCGACCCCAGGTGCTAATGACTTGGGGGCTTCTGCGACCCGTTTCTGGACAGCAGGTTTTGACTTCTGCAATTTATCGAATTGCATAGCCCGGTACAGAGTTAGGACGGCGCGGTGGTCGTACACCTGCGACAACTCTTGGTCTGACCAGCCTACCGATTTTGCGTAATCCCGTATCTCCTTGCGGATAACCTCGCCTTTTACCTCGTCGCTAAAGTCAGGGATGGCAGAACGTAAACGCTCGGCTTCCTGTGCGATATGAGATTTCAGTCGCTCTTGGTTCTCTGCGACTTGTCTGGCTTGGACGGATTCGCGTTCGGCGCGGACAGCGGCGAGTTGCTTTTCTCTTTCCATATTCTCTGCCACCTTGATTGCGTACCCCACGGGGTCGTTATCTTTTAGGGCGGTCAGGTCTTCCGTTGGTTGTGTCAACATCTGCTCGATGACTTGCAACCGCTGGGCGTAAGTGTCCCGAAGTTTGGCGGCTTCATCTATCTTCGTGCGCTCGGATTCGACTGCCTTGCGCTGCTCGGCTAGATTCTGCGTCTTTTTAGTGTAGTCAGATGTGCGTGAATAGCCCTTAATCAGTTCGTCTAAGTCCACTTCCAGTTCTTCGTTGTCAACCTTGACCCGAAACCTTTGTGGTTCTTGGACTTCTTCTTGGACTTCCTCGCTTAACTCATCCTCAGATTCCTCGGCTTGCGCCTCGTACTCCTCGGTCACTTCTTCGGCTTGTGCCTCGGCTTGGCCTTCCGGCTGCTCTGGTTCAAGCATCCCAAAGATTTGAGCTGCTGCATCGTCTACTGTTTTTGCACTCCCTTGCGGGTTGGTGTCTTCCATTTGGAACTCCTACTGTGGTTAAAAAACCATAAACTTGCGTTTCTTATCTATCTCCTTGTTGGCAGAGATAGACCGGAGTGACGCAATAAATTCTTCTAGCCCCTTGAGTTTTAGACGCTCGCGTTCACGAACATCTACGTCCTCGTCAGAACTATCTAATATGTTGGAAATATACATCAGGCGTTGCTTTTCTACAACACCCATAAAGAACTCGTCGTTCAGGAGGGCTATTGCCCGTTCTGTTTCGTTCAACCAGGTATCTCCACGTTGCCTGTAATCTGTGCGCCAATCTTGGCGGCTTTAATCTGTGCCTCGGCTTGGAACTCTGCCGTCTTGAGTTGCAACTGTGCGGCTGCCTTCTCGCGCTCCAACTGAATCTGGGCGGCGGCTTTACCCTTGGCAATCTCAATGTCGTTTAGAGCCTTGGCGCGGTCAATCTCAATCTGGGCTTGGGCTTGTTGCATCAGAGCCGCCATAGCGGGGTCAGGCTGGGGTTGCTGCGGCTGGAGCATCTGCTGCTCCATCTCAGGCGTAATCTCGCGGAAGAACTCGTTGGTGTCCTTGAACCCTGCGGACTCGATGAATCGACCAAGGGTATTGCGGTACTGGCTTGGGGAAACAAGCGGGTTAGCCATACCCATCTGGGCAAGAATCTGCTCTTGCTTCTGCAGGATTGCGGCTACCATCGCCATCTGTTGCTCGCGGTTGCCGGTTCCCAGACCCACGTTTACCGTCAGGTCGTACTCGTTGCTCCACTCGCGGGGGTCGATAGCCACGAACTTGCCACGCATCCGCACGATTCTTTGCTTGTCCTGATACTTGCAGACCAAGTGCAGGATGTGCTTAAACAGGTCTTTTACCCCTGTCTCGGCAAATATCCGAGCAATCAACTCAACCTTTGCTGCACCTGCGTTCTGAACCATAGCCACGGCGGTAGCGGTAGTGTTTTGCAGGATGTTGGGGTCTAAGCCCTGAGAAGCCTGTGTAACGCCTGTGCGCTTTTGCTGAATCTCGTCCATGTAGGCAAGCATGGGGAAGGCTTGACCCGCGACCAATGGGACTGTAAGGGGCGTGATAGCTGCGTTGTTCTTGACCCGAACTATGCCGCCAGGTGTGACCGTGAGCATATCGTCTAGGTTGACCTGACCATCTACCACCGCCATCCGAGCGTTGTTAGAAAGATACAGGTTGTCCAACATCTGACGGGTAATCGTGGTCTTAATCTTCTGGATGTCCACAACCCTGTCTGCAAGGCTATGCCCGAAGAACTTGTGGGGCATGGGGATTGGGCAGATTGAGCAGAACGGGATGAAGTCTGCTTCCTCGTTCTCTAGGATTGTGCCGCCAGCGTAAAACACCCTGCGGAGTTCGGCAATGCCGTCCTCGTCGTAGTCTGTCCTGATGTAGCACTCAAACGTCTCAATCTCGTCCATGCTGGTATCGAGGCTGGGGTCGTCTGGCTGCTCGCCGTTAGGGAACCGCGCAACCCTCTCAGGGGTGAACGTCAGGTCGTCGTAGGCGGGCAGAGCGTCAATATCGTCAGCCTTGAATCCCATGCTGATTAACTCTGAACGGGTCGTAAGCCTACGGTGAGCCACAAACGGGGCATCCGCAATCCGGCGGGCTTTTTTGGAGATTAAGAACTCCTCGGGCGGTACGTTCTCGACCTTGACCGAACCCTTCTTGTCTATCTTCTTGACCGTGACATCGTAGGCAAACACGGGCTGCATCATGGGAGCCGGTGGGGGGAGACCTTGAGCCATCGCTTGCTGAACCGCCATCGGGTCAACAGGCATGGGTACTTCGCCAATCTGAGTCTGCTTTTGCTTGACGACTTCCATCTGCCCGTCAGAGAGCAACATGGTCAGTTCTTCCTCGGAGAGGTTCTGATACTTCTCCTTGTCAACCGATGTCTCGTCGTTCCACCAAACCTTGATTACGCCGTTCTTTTGCAGGAGCGCGTCCTTGAACCAAGTCTGGAATACCTCAAAGCCTGGGTTGTCGTTCATCAGCACCCAGTTGCAATACTCGGTGGCTTGCTTGGCCTTCTGTTCGTCGCCGGGAGCCTTTGGCTCAAACCGTACAACGTCGTCGGACTGTGTAAATACACGCAGGAGTTGTGGCAATGCACCATCTACGGCCTCTGCTACCTCGCCCGTGATGATGGTGGAGCGTCCCTCTACCTCGTTGCCGTATGGTTCGCGGTTGTACGCCATGAGCGAGTCGCGGCGTTCCTCTACGGTCTCGGTATTGATATAGCCGAGAGCGTTGTCTATCTCGTTCTCTATGATGGCTTGTAGGTCAAATTCTTGCATTTAGACAATCCATTTCGT